CCTGCAAAAGCTGATCTGCACATGCTAATAATCCATTTACCAAAGATGATATAATCTGTGGCAGTGCTGCAACTATGGCAGGAATAATCTGTGGTATTGCTTCTACAATGGTATTAAGCAACTGAATAGCCGCATCTACAAGCAATGGTATACCCTCAACAAGTGCTGCAACTATACTATCTATTATCGTCGGTAATGCCGCCACAAGTGACTGAACCAGCCCCGGAAGCGCTGCCGCAATTGCCTGAATAATCTGTGTGCATGCAGATATAAGCGTTGGTATGCTGCCGAGTAACGTAGTTGCTATCTCGGTAATGACATTTACTACTTTAGGCAATAGTGACGGTGTTCCCTGGGATAGCCCACTGGCGAGAGTTGTAATCATGTCTACTCCGGCTTGTACTAACGTCGGCAATAACCCAACTATCGTCCCTATTAACTGTATTATTACTGATGATGTAGTAGTCATAAGCTGTGGCAGCGCATTGATAATTCCAGTTGCTAATGATTCAACAATTTTAGGTGCTGATTCTTGTATTGCTACAGCTATACTGGATACAAAGCTGGCAATCATAGGTATTGCACTGCTTATACCGCTTAGCACACCTTCAATGCCATTTTGTATTGTTTCAGTTGCTCCTTCGTTGCCGGCAACCAAGTCCGCAAGACCATCTGTTACCTGCGTTATTGATGGTAGAAGTTCTGATGTAGCAGTGTTTTTAAGACCAGACATTGCACCTGACAGTTTTGTAAGACTATCCTCAAAGGCTGCCGATGCGGATACCGCTTCATCACTCATAACCATTCCATAATCATGTGCCTGCTGTATAGCATCCTGAGTAGCTTCAGAACTCATATTAAGTACTGCTGCCATATCTGTTGCGCTTTTACCCAAAAGGTCCGTTGCTGCAGCAGTTCTTTCTGCACCCTCGCCCATATCCTGAAGTGCTGAAATTACTATTTGGAGTTGTTGCTCCTGGCTTAAACCATTCAAGTCTTCAATGCTAAGTCCTACTGCTTTCAATTTGTTCGCTGCTGTATCGCTTCCACTTGCTGCATCCGTAATAACAGAACTAAGTGTCTTCATTCCTGTTTGCAGATTATTTACGTCAGTACCGCACAACTGAAATACGTACGACCATTCCTGATAAGCCTCTTTGGATATACCTATCTTCTGAGACATCTTGTCAATTTCGTCACCGGCTGTTGCAGTTTCTTTTGCCATATCATATATAGATTTACCTGCTGCCACAACCGCCGTTCCTACTGCTACTGTTGCTTTACCAATACCTTTTGCGACACTTGAAAATACCTGACCTGCTCCATCAGCTTTTTCTGTTGTTTCGTCCAGTGCGTCGTTGGCATCTTTGTTATGTATTGCAATCAATCCAAACAGCGTAAATAAATTCATTGGGGATTAATACCTCCCTTCTGCTTTTTTTATTCTGGAACGAATCCGTCAAGGATTCCTACTGTTTCCTTAATCGCTGTTTCAAAATCTACAGGCTCATCAGGTACACTCTTTCTTTTTGCCTCATTTACAAATTCTTGATATGTTTTATCAAAAACTTTATGGAGGTATATCTGCCAAAGTGTATCTTCTTCTGTATCGTGGTTAATTTCATCAATCATAAATACAATAAATTCAACCATGCTGCCTGTTCTTATAGATTCTTCTAATAAAAAAAATGGACTTGCATATCTTCTCGACAACAAGTCCATGAATTTGTAATAGCCACCTATTTGATTAATTTTGAAACAGCCTTGATAAAATCTTTGAATTCTTCCTTTTTAATCACATCAACTATCATTTCAGCAAATGTTGCCATAGGAAGCTCTGATATTTCTTTCTTACTCATGCCTGACAACCCAGAAAGAAGCATGTATATGTATTCTTCACATGATGACAGGTTGCCCAAGACAATGTCTGCTATATCAAACATTATTGGGATACCTATGTCTTTTAAATCAGCTTCATCTATCCCATACATCTCAATGTCTTTATCTATGCCATCCTCAGATGCCGCCAAAGCTTCTCTCTTTTTTGCTATTATAGCGCCAATTTTTTCCTTTATCTCAGGTTCCTCAAAGCATTTCTTAAATTCTTTGATTCCTATATTGGATAATATCTTTGTGACTGGGAATATGTCCTGTGCGCATAATTTCCTTAATTCGTAATTCTTTGCTGTTTCCATATTCTTGCTACCTCCGCTTTACTCATTTGCTAATGATTTAATCTCTTCTTTGGTTTTTGGATAGTATATTCTCCATGGAAGCACTTCCAAATCATCATCATCGTCTATATCTGCATGGCATGTGAATGTAGCTGTTATTGTTGCGCTTTCCCTGGTTGTGCCTGACACCGGTAATCCTGAAGTACATAGCGGATTATCTAGAATTGCTATGATTGGTCTGTTATCTAAAGTCTTTCCTACAAACGCTATATTCTCCCAGAAATCATCCTCCAGCAGCTCAGGCTTAGGTTGAATAACTGTCATAGTTGTGTCTTCTGATTCTTCGCTTTCTTCAGCTATTGTTGATGCTATAATTAATTCCTTTTTCAACTCTGCAAAATTAATTTCAAGTGTTGCCGTTTCTCCTACTTTCTGTACGAGCTGCTTAATCGCCACGTTTGCACCGTCCACCGGAACATTGTACAACTCCGGTGTAATATTAAGACTCGAACCTCCATTCGTCGCACCTACACAGGTATCTGCATAATTCCATGCGTTGTTCTCATACTTAAGGTTCTTGTGTATTGTGCCTGCACCAAAAAGCACATTTTGTGGTGTATTTTTGTTTACGCCTGTCTTACCTTCTTTACCCATTCTTAGTTCACCTTCCATTCTTTTACTGTCAAATTAATCTGTATCCTTTTTAGTTCAGCTTCCCCTGTAGAAATACTCTGACTCGAATCATAAAAAATAGCTACAACATTCCCTGATGGGGCGGTCACTATAAATCCGCTTGTTCTATCAAATTGTTTCTCTATCAGTGCCTTAGCGTCCTCCAGCGTCTTCCACTTAGTTCTGGAGAATCCATTTAATATAAATGTTGTCTCCTGAAGCCCACTTTCGTACAAAGGTTCCGTTTCCTGATATTCTCCTACAAAATAAGGATATACAGGTGCCGAACTCCATTCCATGAATTCGTAGTTTAGTCCTAATTCATCCATGGCATCGCTAATTACTTTTAATGCATCTGTCGTCACTTCATCCTCTCCTTAAATATGGATTCAGCTCTCTTTATTAAAGCGTCCTTAAGTGTGTTATACGCATTAAAAAGAGTCCTGTTCGGTTTTTTTCCGGATGTTGTGTGGAATTCACCTTTGCCGTCCTGATACACCCATGGGAGATTTTTTCTGCCATCACCATTTAATGCATATTCTCCAGTTCCGAATTCCTCCCATATTGCATTTTCCAGAGGTGAGCCTATTTGAGCCTCGCCTGCTTCCTCATCAACTGCATATGACCAGGATGATTTAAGCTGACCGGAATCAACTCTGCTGTTTTTTGCAGCCTGACTTCTCAGCTCTTCTGATGCCTCGTATAAAAAAGCTGTTACCGCTTCGTTAAGCGCAGCCTTAACCTGCATTGAATTATCTTCAAATGTTACATTCGCCATTTATCTGACCTCCTGTATATTTCAGATATATCTCAAGCTGTTTGTGAAGTTTCATTGGATCATCAACAAGCATTATGTCATAGGTTAAACCATCCTCATCTATCACTCTGCTGTTTTCAGCCTTAATTTTTCTATTTAGCTGTACGTAGTCAGACACAAATGCATGGGTAGATTCCTGCATCTTGGCATTATAAGTAGTATATTTGCTGTCACCTGATGATAGATCCAGCCATCCTCTAATGCTTTGCACAGTATCCCATGTCTTCACAGCCTCTCCTATTTCATTTTTGCCTGTAGCGCTAATCTGTATCTTAATTACAGTATTTCCACCTATCATCTCTCCTAGCTCCTTAAAATCTTGCTTTCATATAAGGCTTTAGAAAGCCCAAGAGTGATTTTGGATATCCCATTACGGAATTTTCCCCATCCATATTAAAATAAGTCACTGAATGCCTTGAGATTGTCTCAGATTGTATTCCTACCTTGTCTCTGTTCTCTATATCCCACTTGAGCATATTGACTGTACCCATAACTACATCAGCAGGATATTCTATCTTTGTTACAAGGCAAAACGGCTCATCCAGCAGCTCCATATTATCAGAATACAGATACAACCCATCATTCAGCCTTGAATCTGTTATCTGCACTGTATCCCCTATTTTTATATATGGATAAGATTCTCGAAAGCTGCCACCCTCTATAGCGGAACAAAATCGTTTTTTTCTGTTTTGGAAATTATTATTGGTATACTTCCTGATAAGCATCTCTACTGCCTGAAGCCTTGCTTCTAACATCTCGTCAGTCTCGTCAGATTTAATATACTTTCTTGCCTGTTCCACCGTAATTATCATAGGGATAGCCCCCTTTCTAGGTTTCCTGCTCAGTCACCTTGTATCCTTTGTGTTCTTTAAACCACTCTGCCATTCTGGCGGATTCAATAAGTGCCTTGCCATTCGCAAACTGTACTCCGCCTGCTCCTATGCCACAATAACCTGGATTATTTTCAACCTCTACTATATATCCAGCCTTAAGACCATCTTTTTTTGTTGTTCCCATTTGTATCATCCTTTCTAGCGGGGAGGCGTGCTCCCCGCATTAAACTACGCAATTTTAATGTTTCTAAGTACACCTGCATGCTGTGTATTTTTTAGTACAGTTGCTGCAATCATCTCTACCTCAGCATCCTTTACTGTGCCCGGCTTTGAAAAGTCCGGAAGATACTTGTCTATAACAGAACTGCCTGTCAGGCTGATTCCATGGAAGCCATCATTTGCGTCAAACTTAACAGCGTATATATCCGTAAGTCCTGTCGTTTCATTGGAATCAATATTTCTCTTAAGACCTTTCTGTACTACTGCGTTTGCTACTGCTTTTCCTGAATCTACTGTATAGTAGTTCTGAAGATCCATAAACTGAACACCATCAAGGCTTACTACCTTTTGGCCAAAAGCAGTCTCAGACTCTGTCTTGTAACCAAGAATCCTTGCTACTGTCTGAATCTTTCCAATCATGTCAGTATTCATCAGGAGCGCATCTGCCTTTGTGGTGTTTACCAAAAGCATAAGCGCTTCATAGAACTCATCAGCAT